TTGCTATAATTCTATTGGCCCTATTCACTTATGGTGAAATTACGGAAACACATGATTTTTTGAGAGCGCGCCGGTGCAGGGTAGAAACTGAAAGGACCTGCCGACAACGGGTAAGAAGAGAAGAATATCCATTAGTCTCATAATTATGCGAATGCCGATCAATCAGTTTTTTAATCGATTATTCACTGCCGATGAACAGGAACAGATCCGCTCGTTCAACAAAAAGGAACCGTTGATGACGGCCCGCAGAGCTTTTGTTCTCTTCGCTTACATGAGTGATTATCCTATTTACGACATTCAGCAATGCGTAAACCGAAACTTCCGACAAACCCGATACCTGATTGATAAAGCAGCTGAATTGTATAGTGTCCGTGACAGAGAAATAACTAGAATTATTGAAAAGTATGAAACAACATTGGGACAACCTGATAAACCAGATACAAACATTGATTGATTCCGATGCTGCGGTTATAAATGGTTTACGTAACAGCACGGATGTATCGAAAATAAAGAAAACGTTTCAAAAGAACGTGAAAACACTGAGTAAACTGGTGGAGGAATTTGCCGTATTTGTGCCGGATCCCGAAGCCGATGAAGTTCAACTTCCTTTCGACAGCACGGAATTTGTGGAATCATGGAACGATTATAAGGAATTTTTATTAGGTGTCTATGGCATTGTTTTGATTCCAGTTGAAGAAAAACGTAGATTGACAAAGTTATACAGATTGTCATCGAAAAATGAAAAAACAGCACTCGATATAATCGATTTACTTATTAATTCCAGGTACAGGAATATAAACAGTACGATCCTTCTTCAGCTTTCGGACGATAAACCAGGCAATGAGGCAGAAACTGAAAGCAATTTCACCATAAAAAAGAATACGATATGATTAGTGATGACTGGATTGAAGTAACAATCTATGCCGGGGTAGTATTTTCCTTAATGATCTGCATAATAATCGGTATCCTGGTATTAACTGTGATTTTTGAGTAACGTGCAGCCGTCCGCTGTGAAGTTCACGGCTGTTTTTTCAATAAAAATTAAACACTAAAAGTTATGATTAACTGGAATTCAACTAAAGAAGAAGACGTGCTTATCGGCAAAATTGCCGAAAGAGCAATCGAAATGGGATTGAATATTGACAAAATCGAGGTGATGATGGATATTACTGCCGTTCATCTAAACGATTGTAAGTTAGATCTCAAAAGGCTACTCGAAGCCGATGATTTAAACTTTGCACATGATGTAAACGGAATCAGAGGTCGTGTTGATGTAAACACCGGAAAATTGACAAGGGGATTTCTACCGAGGTTTGCAAAATGAAAAATAGCTATATTACACTTACAGATCAGTTTTGCGGTGCCGGAGGATCATCCCAGGGCGCACGTCGATTGTCTCAGAAAATGGGCGGAGGATTGGAAATAAAACTGGCTATGAATCATTGGTCTCTTGCCGTTGAAACTCACAATACCAATTTCCCGGATACGGATCACGATTGTGTTGATATCTCTGCTTCCGATCCACGCCGTTATCAGAGCACCGACGTTATGTTGGCATCACCGGAATGTACAAATCATACCGGTGCGAAAGGAGTCAGCCGTAAATTACAGGTAACAAAAAATCTATTTGGAGACCTGACAATAGATCCTTCGGCCATTCGTTCCAGGGCAACCATGTGGGACGTTCCGCGATTCGCCGAAGTTCACAACTATAATCTTATTATTGTTGAAAATGTTGTGGAAGCAAGAGTCTGGATCATGTGGGATGCCTGGCTGCATGCGATGCATAATCTGGGATACACGCACAAATGCGTATACCTTAATTCAATGCATGCTCTTCCAACACCGCAGAGCCGGGACCGAATGTACGTTGTATTCTGGAAAAAAGGGAACCCGGCACCCGATTTGGATTTTCGCCCAAAGAGCTTTTGTTCGCATTGCTCTAAGGAGGTAGAATCTATTCAGAGCTGGAGGAATCCCCGGAAGAAATTCGGAAAATACAAGCAGCAATACGATTACCGGTGTGTCCAATGTGGAGCTATTGTCGAACCTTACTACTATGCCGCGTTTAATATCATAGACTGGTCCATCCCTTCTGTCCGAATTGGTGACAGGTCAAAACCTCTATCTCCAAACACAATCGAACGAATAAAGTATGGTCTTCAGAAACAAAAGGATTCATCTTTTATAATCTACACAGACCATTCCAGCAATCTGGAACAATTATCCTGTATTCAAGATAAAATGTTTACACAAGCTACCCGCCAGGTTGCCGCACTTGTAACAAAGGGAAGTTACGGAGGAGATATTGTTCCGCTCTCTTCGGCTCAGTTTACGATGACCACGCAGAATAATTTCGGAGTAGTCGGCATGCCGGCAATGATCGATGAACAAAACAAGAATGGGAAAAGTAGATCACTTAATGAATTCGTCTCCACGGTACTGGCTGGGGGTAATCATCACGGAATAGTCGGCATTCCATTCATGGTGGAAAACAAAGGAAAATCCAAATCCAGAGAGATTGATCAGGCTATGAGTACACTAACAACCAAAGTCTCTCATGGCATATTATCAACGGAGGCTGTGAATGCATTCTTTTCCTATTACTATGGGAAAGCGCAATCATCCGGGATGGGAGATCCTGTCGGAACCATGTCAACACGTGACCGGGTTGCCCTTGTTTTAAGTTATCCTGAAAATGTCAAACTTGAAGATTGCACATACAGGATGATACAACCACATGAAGTCCAACGGGCAATGGCATTTGATGAAGATTACATAGTTCTTGGTTCGGGAAAAGACAAAGTGAGACAACTCGGTAATGCGGTAACACCACCTGCGATGGAATGGTTGCTTGAAAAAGGGATAGAGACATTTAATTGATAACAATTTAAAACGTGACTTAATTATTAAAATTATGAATATAGAACAAATCATCTTCAACATTATGAAGTCAAACGCTCACACCTGGGTGCGTTATTGGCTAAGCAAAGAAATTTCAGGCTTAACAATGCCTGGCGAGTATGTGGAACTTAGAAGCGATTATTTGTCTGATAATTCTCTAAATGAATTGTTTGAAGCAGGGTTTAAAATTCAAAAGATAACAACGCAAAAGATTAATGCTGATGCCTATTGTGATGTTCTTTTGAAACGTGAATTGTGAAAGGATTATGACAGCTGAACAAAAAACAATACAAATAGATATGAAAAACGAAACCCCCACTGACGCAAATAATGTGTTAGCGGATAGTGATTTTTGGGTGGAATGCAACGTATGTAAAACTCAATTGAAAAACTGGACAGGTTCAACGCCTTGTTGCGGTTCAATTGCTTGGATGGTTGAAGATGGTAAACCAACGAAAAAACTATCTCTATTCGCTTCGGTTGGCGGTGAACCGATTAAACCTACTATTGTAGATGTGGGTGGGTAAAATCATTTCCGCTAACATAGAATTTACGAATGTTTAAAACAAAGCATATGAAATCAGCAGAACATTATTTGATGAGATGGCGGGATAATGAATTTGAACTTCACGAGTTAATCGAGTTAGCCCAAAAAGAAGCCCGGAATGAGGCGATTGATGATATACTGAAATTAATGCATGATCATGAAGAAGAAATTTACATTGGCGTTTTTGAGGACATTGAAAAATTAAAGCTATGACAAATTTGAAGATTCAATACAAAGAAACTCACGTTTTCATAAAAGATGAAAATAGTTTCACAGCTATCGGTAAAAAACCAAACGCAAAAGGAAATTATCAGGTATTCACCACCAAGCCTTTGAAGGCTTCAAATGCCGATGATCTTGAACGGTTGAACGATGAAATAACAGTGAAAGAAATTAACATTGAAAAAGGTTTTATTTTCATCCGATTAAAGAAAGGTTTCAACTATAACAGCATTGTGTCAGCTATTAAAACAGCTTTATATGCCCAAGATACCCTACCCCGTTAAACGCCGTTATAATCTCTGTTACCGGGCCAGGAAGAAAGGTTATACAATAAAACTGCTAATAAAAACTATGCTCCGTGGGAGGAATATAGATGCAGGTTTAGAAAAGCAACTATCCGCTTATGGATTTCACGTACAACTAAACTTATTCACAGATGGAAGAATTAAAAAAACAACTCCGACAAAATTACGTCAACTTTACCGATTTCATGAAAGAACAAGGCCCGCAGCAACTAATGGTTAACTACGAAGACGTGCACCGTATTGCCGACGTATTTACCAAAACACCGGTAACGTTACAGCTCCTTTCAGAAACTTTTTCTGCAGACGGAACCCAAACATTGGCATTAACCTATATGCGCGGATGGCTCTTATTCCTGAACGATTTTCTGAACATAAACAAAGGCATTCCGGCAGCTATAACAGATCAGTTGGCATACACCATCATCACCCGCCACAGATGGATTACGCTTGCCGATCTTAAGCTCATTTTCGATTTCATTCTCGAAAGCCGCTACGGAACATTCTACGGAAGCATCGACACGCAACGCATCATCACCAGTTTTGCTGAATACGCCCGAGAACGTAAGGACGTGGAAATTAAGATGAAGGAAAAAGAAGTTGAGCAACTGAAGCAAGAAGAACGTGAATACGTTGTTCCCGATTTTTCAAAATTACCCACTTTGAAAAACCTTTTCAAATAATGAAATTCTTCGTGTCTTTCGTGAATAATTGGGATCCATTGGGCACAAATAAAAACTATCAACTGGATAAGATGCTGAAATCATTCGATAATCATACAGTTGATTTTAACGAGATGATAAGAACGCTATACTTTATTCGTGAAGAATTAGACACGTTGGAACAAAATAATATTGTTGAGACTAAAATTACTTACTATATGGGCGATAGCCAAAAACATGTTCTAAAGTTCTCAACTAATTATTATACCGGATATTTAATGTTTAAAAGAATTGATTAATTAAAATGAGAGGAATTTGCTTTATAGAACCGCTTTTTAAAGATACTGCTTCCGGAAGGAAAATAGTAACACGCCGGATGAATGATCTGTACAATGTTGGCGAAGTGCTTTTTCTAAAAGAACCCTACAGGATAGAACCAGACAACGTGATAAAATATAAGTTCTCCAGCTTGCAGCCAGACAAGGAGAAATGGAGCAACAAACTGTTTATGAAAGCCGATTATGCCAGGTATTTTATAAAAATCACTGATAAACGCAGAGAACATTTACAGGAGATATCTGAAGAAGATTGCATTTTAGAAGGTGTCAGAGAGGGTAAGTGTGGCAATGAATTAAAATGGATGAAGGCATTTTATGCTCCTGGAGATAATCAACCATATTTAACCGCAAGAAGTGCCTTTGAAGAGTTAATTAATAGGATTAACGGCCCGGGAACTTGGGAAAATAACCCTGTTGTGACTCGATACGAATTTAAATTAGTTGACTTTTGAAAACGCGCATTGAAATTGAAAGTTATACTAAAACAAACAGCTTCCGCAGCGATGCGCGGGCTGTTATTTTTAATTTAAAATTATGAGTGGTAATAAAAACATTATTTTGAATAAAATATGACCCAAATTAAACTTCCTGAGATTGCGTCAAACACACTGGAGTATATTGACGATCGCATTCAAGACATTGTAGACACCATTAACCAGGCGTTTATCGTACGAACCTCCGTGTTGGATCCGTCCAAGTTTAGCATCGAAAGTCGTGATAAAAACCGGTACAAGTTTCCGCCAACTGCAGACACATTATATCTGTACCTGAAAGGTATTGGAAAAACAATTTCCAGAACAGATCTCCGCATCATTCTCCGTGAACCTAACTGGTTTGAGCAGGAAAACCCGGTGTTAGACTATTTCAACGCCATCCGTGGCACGTACAAAGGCGAAAGCCACATCGACAAGCTGTGTGAACATATTACGCCGCGCGTGTTTGACAGAGAACCGGAGTACTACCAGGAACGCATGAACACGCTCATACGAAAATGGATGGTGGCTACCGTGGCGCAATGGAAAGACAACATCCCCAATAGCGTTTCGCTTGGATTCATCGGAATGCAGGAACACATAGGAAAAACATTCTTAACCCGCTTTTTTCTTCCGGAAGAATTGGAGTCCTACTATGTTCAGCCCGAGAATGACAGCAAGTTTTCGTTGTCAGATCTGTTCACACGCTATTTAATTGTTTGTTTTGATGATATGGTCGGAATAAACCGAGGTACGGCACGCATTGAAGAATTCAAAAAACACACCCGGTCACCCAAAATTCTGGTCCAACGGCGCAACGATGAATTCCCAATCGAGAGGCCCCGCATAGCGGCCACTATGTTCACGGCCAACAGAACAGCTGAAATGGGCGGATTTCTGACGCTAAACCACGGGACAAGCAGATATGGGACCATAGAGGTTGACAAGATCGATAAACGCTACTCTCAGCGTGTTAAAGTAGATCAGATGTGGGCCGAAGCGTTACTGCTGTATGAAGAGACTGAGTATAATGCAGAATTCAGTGACGAAGAGATTCAGGAACTCCAGGAGTATAACGAACGCTACCAGGTCCAGACAGACGAAGCCAAATACGTGAACCTATACATTCTCCAACCCGAAGACGAAGACGACCCGGAGGCCGGCTGGTACACTGCCAGTGATATTATTAATCACTTGAGAAAGAACCGAAAGATTATTTCAGCGGACGCGGCGAAAATTACCCCCACCAAAATGGGTTCAGCAATGACTGCAGCAGGATTCAGAAACCAATCAAAGCGTATACCGAACAAGATCTATCCCCAGTACAGATATTTTATAAAGTTTAATTTTTAATGCATGTATGATATGGATGCATATGGGTACATGACATACACGAAAATATATAACTATTTATATATCAATATATTAACTATCTTATATATTTTTTTTGTGTATATAAATATTTTTTCTTCCGAGAAACGTAGCTACCTACTACAAACAAGTGTCAAATGCTTATCAGTATTTAATTTGCATATGTAGTAACCTGTTTTAATAAGTTACTACAAAGTTACTACAAATAGTTGTTATAAAATTTGCTTAATACAACATAAATACATATCTTTCAGTATGTTAATGCAAATGTAGCGTGTAGTGGGAAAAAAATTATCTTTTGAAATTATTTTTAATACATTTTCAATTTTTTAAATAATGAGCGAAAATAAACCTTACATTATCATTGATTTAGATCCTGTGTTGCAAGATTTCTTGCGTCACGAATTTGAATTTTATGAAGATGGATCCATCTTGCTTACTGATCGTCATGCGATAGGCCGCTACATAAATTCAATGTGGACACTGAGCGATAAACCTCTGAATTATGCACGCGCTGAAATTAAAAACCCGATAAAACTTTATCTTCCCATCCAACGAGATACAAAGTACATTACTCAAAATAATTTTCTATATATTCCTGCCTGGCGTCAAACTCAGATACAAACATATCTTGACTCGGAGTTTGACCGACGTATACGAGATTTTTTTTCTATAGGTTACGATTACGGTTATAAGCAGAAACAAATCATTGAAGCCATTCTGACTTATTATAATATCAAACATAACAAGCTTACGTTCGATCGAATAAAAAAATTGGATTACCGTAACCGGTGGCGATTCAAAAAAAGCATCGCTGACGAAATTTCAGCATCTATAATTTATTGAATAAAAAATTATCTCCAATATGTGAAAAATCAATCACTTAACGGAGTTTAAAAACTCACTTTTGTTATGAACAGAACAAACAACGACAGAAGGGCACATATTTGCAAATTTTATTATTGCCCTTACAACGAATGTACGATCACCGATATTCCGGGGAATAAAAACATCCAGGTATTGGCATCGTGGATAAATTTACCGATGCAAACCGCCGAACTGAAAGAAAACGAACTGCTTGCCGGTGAAATGATCGAACAGGAACTTTCTGTTGTACTGAAAGGAAAAAACACAGATATGGACAATGAGATCACCAGGTTGGTAGGCAAACAGCTTATCATCCGGTTGGATTATTCCAACGATGAAAGCCGGATCATGGGAACCCGGGACAATCCGGTTATTTTATCGGAAGAATCGGCAGGCGTTATCGCTTCGCTAACGCTGGTATCTAAACATCTATCCGCTGAGAAAACCAAAAAACTAACGTCCTTTTAGCCACACAGATTTCATCGTAAACTTGCACAATAAACGCGTTTACGATGAAATCGAATTATCTTATTACCACACTTCTACGGGGAAAATGGTTTATTGATCACCGCTTAGACATTGAAACAAGCGAGCTGATCGACAAAATTTTGGCTCGCCAGTTTGCAGGTGAAACCGCCATTTTATCGGACAATAAACCGCTTGCGTTTTCCGTTTCCACGGGTAACGATTCACAACTTACATCTTCCATCCCGGAAGATATCCCCGAAAATTCAACCGCCATTTATTCTATTGAAGGCACCATGCTTAAGTATGGCACGCTTTGCAGTTACGGAACTACCGAAATTGCAGCGGCCGTTCGTGAAGCTGCTATGCACAAAAAAATAGGAAGCATTGTGCTCGATATCGATTCCGGCGGCGGTTCGGTTGACGCCATTGCGCCGTTGGTTGAAGCTATCAGGCTGGCACAAGTCAATAACAAGCCGGTACTTGCTTCGTGCGATTTATGTGCATCTGCAGCATTATTCGTTGCTTCGTATTGCGACGAAATTCACGCAGCTAATGAAATTTCGGCAGAATTCGGCTCTGTAGGTGTGATGATGTCTTTTAAAGACTATCAGAAACGCAACGAGAATCTGGGAATAACCGAACACCGGGTTTATTCAAACCTGAGCGAACATAAAAATCAGCCATTAGAGCTCGCTTTGCAGGGAAAATACGATTTGATAAAAACTGAAATGCTGGATCCGCTCGCGCTTAAATTTCAGGAAACCATCAAAGAAAACATCCCGGGACTGAAAACCGAAACCGAAGGAATTCTTTCCGGAAAAACATTCTATGCCGCCGACGCGCTGGATAACAAAATAATCAACGCTATTGGCGATTTAAACTACACGTTGAAACGCGCGCAGGAATTGCGTAAAAAGCTATTAATCAATAATTACACTAACCATTAAAATTTAACAGTATGTTCAAGCAAATTTTAGCAGTTGTACTCTCGATCTTCGGAATGAGCCATCTTCCAGTCAACAAGGAAGGTAAAAGCTTTCTCACCGATGATATGAAGGCTAAATTGACGGACGAATATGGTGACAAATTCGTCACTAAATTCGAACAAGATTTGGCGGAAGCGGAAAAAGACGGTCCCGTAGACGGGAAATCAACCGAAATGACTGAGTTGAAAAACCAGTTGACAAAAATAAAAGCGGATTTTGATGCCGCTTTGAAAGATAAAGCCGATTTGCAGGGAAAAATTGATATTCTTACAAAAGAGGAAGAAAAAGACAACCCCGTTCACGTAAAATTACAAGGACAAGGAGTGAAAACAGCATTCAAACCCAACATGAGTTTAGTGCACAATCGCGTGATTGATGCCTATTTCAAAGGCGATGTTTCGGCCATGTATTCAACAGATACAACCATCGACACATCGGAACTTCAGGCCGAATTTGGCAAGTATGTTTCTTCTGAGAAACTTGAGATCCTGCGTAAGATCACCAACGATCTGACTTGTACCGACCACATGACCACGGTTGTAACCGATAAATCAGAATGGCGCGCATCGCAAGCCGAAATAGATTCTGTTTTGCAACAATTTGTTCCATATTGGACGCCGACAGGTAAAGTAAAATTCTCACCCATCACAATCAAGAATTTCATTCTTAAAGTTAACCAGCCGATTAAGCCGGCCGATATCATTGACCAATACATCGGTTATTTGTATGATGAGAATTTAACACCGGACAAAATGCCGATCGTTAAATACATTGTTGACGGTTTGATTCTTCCTAAACTTTCAGAAGATTTGGAAACTGCCATGGCTATTGGTGACTTCAAGGAATTCGTTCCAGCCGGTGACGGAACTGCAGCCCCTGAAACCGCTGTTGTTGATAGCATGGACGGATACCTGACTATCCTGAAAGACTTGAAAGCCGCAGCTGATGCAAGCGTTACCTGGTTACTTGATGGTGTTACACTGACCGCTGAGAATATTGTTGCTTCCGTTGAATCGGCCGTTGATGCAGTTGCACCCAAATATCGGAATAAACGGATGGCTATACATGCCGATCCAGACCTGATCCGCATGTACAATCGTGCTTACCAGACGAAATATCCAAACACGAAAAACGAGGACAAAAACGAAAACCGTGTGGATTTCACCAACTTCTATTTTGTGCCAATGGAAGGGATGATAGGAAGCAAAGCTTTCTTCCTAACACCGAAAGTGAATTTCAAACACCTGATGAGTCGAGATCATCGCGAGGCAAAAGTTTACATGCAAGTGCAGAACTACGATGTGAAAGTATTTATTGAATTCAGAAAAGGAACCGGATTTGCGATGAAAGAAGCAATTTTTGCTTATTTGCCACCTGAAGCTGAGCCCGGTGCGTAAACAATGAATAACCGGAAGGAGTTTTACCCCTTTCGGTTTCATAAACCTATTTTATTCACTCTAAAAATTTATAACTATGCCATATTCATTAGTTTCTGTACCGAAAAAAAATCCTAACCAAGGCAGACCTACACCGAAGAAATTCTACGTGATCCTGTTCCGTTGGGAAGATGTTGCGAGCTATGAGCGCGACGACAAAGGTGTGAACGTTACTACGTTCGCGATGAAAGAAGGGAAAACCCCTATTGCTGTTTACGCATCCAATAAATCCATTCACCCGTACCATGAAACAAGCGGTGACGACGGAAGCAAAGGCTTCCTGCATCACGTGGATTTCGAAAGTCCTGGTAACGAACTGGAAATGGATGAACTGGTAGAAAACATTGTAAACGAAGAATTGGGAGCGATAACTGTTGCTTGCGGTACCGGTAAATGCCGGATTGCCGGAACTCCGTGTTCACCATTGGTACTGTCAGATACGACACAAGACAATGCCGAAGCTTCCAAGCATACCATTCAGCTTGTTTCTCAAATGATTGGCCCGGCTTTGGGACACATTGCCAAGAATCTGATTCCGGTCACGGATAACGCAGATTTAAACACATATCTTGAATTAACAGTTCCCGCTGATCCTGGTGTGTAGGTTATTTTCATATTCCTGAAAACCGCCCATTGTGGCGGTTTTTTTATGTCCTTTTATTTTCGGGTTTGCAATTGCAAATTTGTAACGCAATTTAATTTTATAAAATTATTTTCTCATGAGTAAAAAAGAAACAAAAAAGACAGTTAAAAACGTGGAAATTTCTGAACCGGAAGTAATTCAGAAAATAAATGAAACGCCTGAAGTGAATGAAACACCTGAATTGAATGATACGCTTGCAAGTGGTTTTATTTCTGAATATAAAAAACATTTGCCTATTATTATGCTCGTTGCACACAATTCAAAATTTGCAGAAGTGGCAAGTAAAAACTTTGTAGAAAACTTCAATGAAGACATTGAAGCTTTGGTTGTAAGATACCCCAGCGAAGATAAATCAGTTTTCGATTTGCTTCTTGAACTGATTGCAGACTACGGAACCGAAAAAATTATCCTTTTGGATAATATTATTTCCGTTTCGCCATTCACCATGGCAGATTTAGAAGTGCTTAAAGCGCAACCCCGTGTAAGCCTGAATGACAAAACAATCCGCGTGCTGAAAGACAGCAACCTACCTGTTACAGACTTCCGCACGAAAACGCCGGTTGTTTTGGAAAGAAGCAAAATTGTTCAGCTTATTGAAGAAAATCAGAGCGTTGATTTTAACGAAGTAGATTTCTTAAGCGTGTATTTCAATCGTTTTTTCAGTCAATTCAAACCAATTCTCACAGATTGGCAAAACGACAGCTTCACGCTTCCTGTTGTTAGCGAAAAGCCGTCGCACGACGTGCTGAAAGCGCAATTGCAAAGAAAGCGTTGGTTTGCCGTTTCGGCTAAATCGCTGGATGCCGTTCTGGATTTTTTCAATGAAATTGCCGACGCAAAAGAATGAAAGAAGAAATTCAATCGTGGATCAATTCAGGAGCCGACGTTTTTGAAGGCGTGATGTTGCTGGAAAAGTATTGTTCTGATCTGATTTTCGTGCGGCTTGTTAAAACAAACCCCGCGAAATTCAGATCGAAGATCTTCGCCAGGTTAAGCAACTTGTCCGGATTGAACATTAAACCAAAAACGGCAAAAAAGGATTCGCACCGAAAGACAATCGCTTTCCGCGACGAATTTCCTTTTTTGAACGCTCCGAATTGCCCGATTGAATTAAAGGCGCTGGTTACCGATAAATTCTCTTCGTTTTACCAGTACCGGCAACTTCATGAAAAACTCTTCTCGGTGGCATCGCTCGAAGAATGCGCCGAAACCGCCAACCAACTGATGAGTAATTATCACGAAAACCGGATGATATATGCAGAGCTTGACCACTACAAAAAATACGGAAGGGTATTGGGTAATCATCCCGTTTTCGCTCATTACCGAAAAATGGAAGGTATTCGCCAACTAAGTGTTCGCGAATTGGTAAAAAAAGAAATTGCGCTTAATCACAACATCTGGAGAATTGAGTCTGAATTGAAAAAAGAAGATAAACCACACCTGGAGAATGAACGAAAAAACAGATTGAAAGAAAAACAGGCCGAACTGGCTGAAGTGCAACGATTGCTTTCATGAACAAATATTTCCGGCTCGATGATATCGAAAACAAAAAACGTTACGCGAAACATTTCTCAGCACGCTTTGAGCGTATCGAAACAATTCGCTTAAACAATCTGAAGGACCTTATCGGACGATTACCGGAAGAAAATGAGTTCTTTTTTATTGAAACCCGCAAAAGCGTGAGCGCTTTTACATTTATTCCGTACGTGATTAATAACGCCGGAAGGATAAATAACTTGTTTATTGCAACTTATTCCATAAACTCGCGCATCATTAACGCCTTATGCCGGTTTCAGGACAAAGGGCTGCTGGCGAACGTGGATATTGAGATCGGAGAATCGATAAAATACAGAAGCGTATCCACGCATAGGCTTCTTGAACAAATGGTTGCCGAACGAAACTGGTTAATAACTTATGCCTGGACGCACCGGAAAATTTCCTGCATGGCAACCGATATCGGTAAATTCGTTTCGGAAGGTTCCGGAAACTTTGGGGAAAACGCACAAATAGAACAATATTTATTTTACAAATCTGAAAAATTATATGAGTTCAGAAATCATAAAGCAGGCAACTTGGGACGATAGAAACGCACCGGACTGGATGAGTAAAATTAACTGGCAGGAATATGAAAAACTTGCTTTTATCGGATATACGCCTGAAAAATTGGCTATGTTTTATAACATAAACAAACACGAATTCATGTACTATTTCATGCAGATTGAAAGTGTACTTAAATATCATTATGATCGTGGTGTGCTATTTTACCAGGCAAAAGACGGCATTGATATGGTTACAGATGCTGCAGACAATGCTACACAGGCCCAACGGCTCGATAAATTGCGTCGTCAGGTTGAATTCGAAAAAATGAAAAACGAAGTAATCTATGGCGGATTTTAAAAAGTCGTATTTCAATGAACTGCAAGACTACATCCAGGGAGGAAGTAAAGAAGAGTTATCGAAAACAGCACAGGAATACCTGGATGCTCTTTACTTGCTGAATAATCTTCGCAGGAAGTACGGCAAGGAAAATGCTATTTCCTTTATTCAAAAACCGCCGTTAAACATAACTTACCGTCGTGCCAGGCTTATGTTCGATGAAGCCATTAATTTGTTTTATGCGGATGATGGAATCGAAAAACAAGCGTTACGAAACTTGTTTTACGAAGAATTCAACAGTGCTGCTCAGGTTGTATTGCTAACTGCAAAAGATTCCAAGGACATGGAAGTGTACGGGGACCTGAAAATGAAAGCGTATAAAGCAAAAGAACTCGATGTTCCCGAGCCGCCAAAGGTACCTGAAGAACTTTACAAAAAACCCAATAAGATTTACACGCTGGAGCCTAAACATATTAAACTGGAACGTGCCAACCGTGATTTACTGGCCGCACGAATTGATAATATGGAAATTCCTAATAGCGAAAAAACACGCCTTCGTATGGAAGCTGAAATTGAAGATATTGACTTTATAGAATTGTTTGATGAGCAGGAAAAGAAAACCAAAGCTGAGTAATGAAACGATAGAAGTGCGCTATTCGAATTGGCTAGCCCAAATGCTTGCCATAATGATGCCGCGCATACTGGCGCTCATTGCCGGACGGGGGACCTCTAAAACAGTGGATATTCAGGTAGAGCGCATCCAGGAAGCCGTTTATGACTGTCCTGGAGCACCGTTCGGCTTCGTTTCAGACACGTATACCAACCTTCACAAGAATATAATTCCGTCAATGCTTGAGGGCCTAAGACTCAAAGGATGGGAGGAAGATATCCACTATGTGATTAACAAGCGTCCACCCGATGAATGGGAAAAAAAGATGTACAACAAAGTTACATCTTGGAAACATACTATGGTTTTTTTTACCGGATTCAACTTCACATTTATTTCTTTGGACCGTCCGGCCATCGGAGCGGGTAATTCTTATGTCGGTTTATTCGGCGATGAAGTTAAATACTTTTCTGAAAAATCAATTGCCAATATTATGAAAGCCGTTCGTGGCTATAAGGCAAAGTTTGGGGAATCTCCGTTCTACAGGAGCATATCATTTACAACTGATATGCCTGATCCAAATAATATCGGGGAATCATCATGGATCTTTAACCTGGCTAAACAGAACGACAAGCAAAAGATCCTCGATTTACTAAATTGCGGATTTATTTTTAATGAAGTCAAGAAAGAATATGTTTCTGCTTTGAACTCCGGAAACAAAAAAGAAACATTATTGGCTGAACGAAACATGAAGCGTTGGGAAGATCGTTGGAAGAAGCTTCGCAAACAAACGTCATTCTTTTGGATTGCTAGTTCGTTCGTCAATGCTGATATACTTTCAAACGAATGGTTTGACGACGAATTTAGTGCAGGCTTGGAAGGCGTTAACGCTTCTATTCTTTCCATCATACCGAAACTTTCGGCCGCAGCAAGATTTTACGCTGCTTTGTCGGAAAAACATTTCTATAATGATGGGATTAATTATGACTACATCGATACCCTACCCTTCGGATCCGAGACTGACTGTAGGGAATTAAAGTACCTCGATAGTCGTATGGCTATTGAAGCCGGGCTTGATGTCGGTAATACACTTTGGTTATTGCTCTCACAAACCAAAATGAATACCATCCGGATAATGAAGGAGCTGTACACCTTACCACCGGACTACATCCGCCAGTTGGCAGATCAGTTTCTAAAATACTTTAAGCCTCATGGTCATAAACGCATGAAGCTTTATTATGACCGTGCAGCAAATAGCTATAGCAAAGTAAAACAAGACGTTGCTTCGCAACTTAAAAAAGCCATCGAAATCGACGCAGAAGGCAAACGTACTGGTTGGACGGTCCAGCTCATGTCCATTGGCCAGGGAAATATCAGCAGCAACGCCGAATACAATTTCATGATGGAATTAATGACCGGAAGAAACAAAGATCTGCCTAAACTTTTAATTGACCGGAATACTTGTCCATACCTTAAAACGCAAATGGAGAATACTAAGACGAAGGTTAAACAACGTCGTAATGGAACATCGGAGATTGTGAAGGAAAAGAAAACAGACAGTCTTCCAACAAATCGTTTATTGAAAGAATCTACAAACTTCACGGATGCATTCAAGTATCTGCTTTGCAGAAAAACATTAATGAGATTGGTTAACAGGCCAAATACAGCTACTTCTCTATCCCCTAAATCGAATTAATTTGTAGGTAGGATTTCCTATACAAAAGATGCGTGCCAGGTGGGAACTTTTCTCTCATCTACCAATATGTTAATTTCTATGCATTAATTAACATAAAATCACATTTCCCAGACATTTGGAGTGTCGTAATTGCAAGTAAAGGGCAGAGCGGGGCGGTCTCTCTTTCGTGTAAAAACATAGTAAAACACTGTTTTTACATGTTTTTCTGTTGTATATCAAAATGTTGTAAAAAAAATACGTGAAAAATTGGTCGAGAATCGGCTATTCCATTCATAAAATCGTCAATTATTATGGTTTTTTCATGCTTATAACATAAAAATATTTCTTATTTTCTTTGCTATTCAGTATATATTTATATACCTTTGTACTGTTGAATCAGTAAAGAATATACAAAATGAAGTATAGCGACTTTTTAAAGCAGGCAAGAAAAAACGGATGGCGGTTTCTCAGACGGGGAAAAGGAAGCCATGAGATTTGGGAGAAAAACGGACAGACGGTATCTATTCCCAATCATGGGACAAAAGAGATACCGAAAGGCTTAGAGAGAAGTTTAAAAAAGGAAATGGGGATATAACCTATTTCCACAACAAAATAATAAAATGAAGACAATACAAATCATAATTGAAAAAAGTTCAGATTCTTTTGGTGCATACGCCCAAAATGTAAAAGGAATTTACGGCGCTGGAGACACTGTTCAGGAGTGTAAACAATCCATATTGGATGCTATAGAAACTATTAAAACATTTGATGATTCTCAAATACCAGCCGCATTGAAAGGTGATTATGAGTTAGTGTATAAGTTTGATGCGGAAAGCCTTTTGCAATATTATAAAGGCATATTATCCAATCCTGCCATCGAACGGATTACCGGAATAAATCAAAAGTTGATACACCAATACTCTACGGGACTGAAGAAACCGCGACCGGCGCAACGCAAAAAGATTGAGCAGGGATTACACCAGTTAGGACGCGAATTATTGGCAGTAGAGCTTTAAGAACTGATTCAACACCTTTTTCTTGCAATCTACTGCATGCCGCCCCGAAAAACGGGGCGGTTTTTATTGAACACCATTTTGATTATACTGGGGCAAAAAGGTGTTCTTCTATTTTATTTTTATATATTGCAGTCACATTTATTCACAATTTTAAATTTTATGATCATGAGAAAAATTTTATCTATTGTAATCGGTTTATTGTTGTTTTCTGGAGTAATAGCTCAAGAAAATCAAGTACCTCAAACTTCTGAGCAAATTGAACAAGTAGAATATACGTATTGTGAACTACTTGGCACCAGAAAATTTCTAAGTACAAAAATTATTGTTGAAATTGATTTTGGACAAGCTAACAGTTTTTGGAAGAATAATCGTTTGCTTAAGGATGAAAACGGTAAGGCAGTTTCTTTCAACTCGATGGTAGATGCCATGAACTTTATGGGATCTCTGGGTTGGGAGTTTGTTCAAGCCTTTGTTATAACGGAAGGAAATGAGAATGTTTATCACTGGTTGCTTAAAATTAAAAAAAACACAAAGTTGGTTGAACCATAATATTGATATCATGATTTGGATAATTGTAACTATTCTTTTATTAATGGTAATTGCCATTATTTTTTCAGGAAATTCGACAAAAAAACTAGAAAAGAAAAAAGAAGAAGAATCTAAATTACAAGAAGAGGCGTATGCAAAGCTGATGCAGGAGAAAGCTGACAGAAGAAAAAAAGCATACAATGAACTGACCGAAACACGAAATGAATTTGATGCTGAATACAGTAATTCTACTTCTTTTGAATTTGATGTTGCAGGTATATTTTATAGAACGTATGAGGCTCAACAAGAAGCAAAATATTTATATGGTGGTAAAGAGGTGAAATTGAAACATGATAAAAATAACCGACACAGTGATTATGCCATAAAGATTATTGCCGAAAAATATCACATCGGTTTTGTGCCGGATGATGTTGCATACGAAATACTTCCTTATTTGCAAAAATATAAATATAAGGCAATTGTATTATTGTCGTTTACTGAATTTGATTCTATAAAATTTGATGATGTAACTGAGGTAACTATAAAAGCTTATTTTTTTGATAAATAAAACAAAACCCCGAAGTGATTCGGGGTTTTGTTATGATGTTTCTAAATATTTTTTTAAATCTTCTATCGAATTAAAACGCTTCAGCTCGCCTTTGTTATCAATAAAAGCCGTGAAATCTGTTGAGTTTTCCGGTGCAAACAGTTCCGGGACGGAAACCTCCAACGCATCGGCTATTTTTTTGAGCGTTTCGAGAGTTGGATTGCCGTTGATTGCTCTTGAAAGACTTTCTCTTTTTATTTCCATTTTATTTGCTATGTCTTCAATGGTATAGCCTTTTTGCTTTATTATATCTTTTATAATCAACATAATTATTTTTTTCTTTTGACAAAGTTACTAAATCAGCATATATGTAACATTAAATATCACTTAATAAAGGTTAAAGTAATGTTAAATATCACGTATTGATATTGTTTTGTGATACTATATGTTACATTTGTATCATAAACTTACAATTAAAGGAAAAAATTATGCAGATCAATTTATCACATGCCGAATTATCGCTCATCAGCGATATCGTGAATACAGTAAACGACAGGTGTTTCACACCCGATAGAAAAGATGAAGACGGGAACTGGTACAGCAACGATGATTTTGTGATGATGCTGTCGAATGAAGAACGAGAATTATTGGAAAAAATATGTAAAAGAATATGAGTATGAAAAAAGCTTTAAATTTTGAAGTACCACGGCGCACAGTGAAGAGTTGCGGCTATGTGGCAGAAACAATGGGTAATGCCTTTTCCTTGTTGTTTGAAGGACAGGACGTGAGTTGCGAGATGCAAACGGTGAATGAACGGGTTTACCTTACTTTTTGGGGAAACGGTATTATTGCAAAAGTAGAAATGGGTGAATTGCCAACAGTTCCCGGGGAAAGGAGTGCGGTATGAAAGCAAAAGAGTTCTACGATCCAATCATGGTAGTCAATCCTTATTCAGGAAAATTGGAAAATATTGAGCCCATTTTTAAATTGAAAGATTTGTTTGATGACAGTTATATTCAAATTGCTTTGACTATTGAAGATGCTATCAGAATGCTTATTCTTTACGATGAAGAAGACAACAAAGATATTAACTGCTTTGTATCGAAAACACTGTTATACAACATAAAAGATCAATTTACAAGAATGAGTGAGTGTGAAATAACTATTCCGAAGAAAGGAGGAAAGCAATGATAACGATGCTTTACCTCATTGATGCGCCATCGCTGAAAAAGGCATTGCAAGTGGCGCTTGAGTTGGACGACACGGTAGGAATTCAGCCGGAAATGATCAGGGATTTGGGGAAGTCGTACCATTACAACGCGGAAGATGCAGAAGCAATGATTGATGAAGAGATATCGGAAGAGGATTATATTAACCGACACGTGATTGTGATGAATGGATGATAAAAAGATGGTTTTTCCAGCTTTTTATAAATAATTACTAACTTTGCTAAAAGCAATAAATTATGATTACGGAACAGGAAAAGACAGTTGCTCAAAAGACAGTTGAGAATATTGATCTGCTGATTGAACAGAAATACATGATTGTTGATACGGTGAATTATCATGTTGCGATGCTGGATAATCTTTGGAGTAAATATAAAGGTGAAATGCAATTGACGTTTTGCAAGAATCTTGTTTTCTATTGCGATATTCAAAATGCATATCATGGAAAGAAAGTGAAGAAAAATCAAAACTTGCTGATCTCATTAAAAAATAAAAAAAATGATGTTCACCCAGCATTTGTTTATTATCGAATACATGAATTGAAAAAATTGAAAAAGAAAGTAATGTAATGTAATGTAATTACTTTCTTCTTGAAGAGAGATATTTATTTAAAATTCAACTTATATCAAACGGTATGATTTGCATCATACCGTTTTTTTATGAAAACTACGCCCTATCAGGGCTTTTTTTGTTTGTCCTTTTTTCTGAAAACGTAAGCGGGTATTTTTGAATAAAAAAAATATGGATGTTTATGATGCTATTGCCGAAATGAGAAAACGAAGCAAGGATGGGAAAAGCTTTTCGTTTTCTTTTATGACTTTCAGCACAATGCGTGGTACAAGTCACGGGATAAGCGAAGTGCGCAAAGCAAGGCTTGCGCCCCAGGATCCTGACAACAAACACGTGTACAAGGATTACATGCTTCAATTTGTTGATTTGGACACGAACGAGACAAAACAGTGCTATCAACCTCTTTTGATGGAATTTGAAGGCGAGAAATTAGAATTGAATTAACAATTACCACTGACTAATTATTAACAATATGAGTGACAAAATAAAGCATTTCAGCGGAGTGAGTTTTGCAAAGGTAAACGCCGGAACATATGCACTTACAGGACTTGACAGCGACATATTTTACCCGGAAATGGCAAAACTGGCAGGTGATTGGGAGCGAGATCCAATTGTGTTGGGTGACGTGAAAATTATTCCTTTCGGTTTCGATAATAATTTACCGGTTCAAATCCGGGACTTACTGGAAAAAAACAATCTTGGCCCAGGCATTCTGCAACGAAAAACAGGTCTGCAGTACGGGCAAGGGCCATATTTGTACCAGTTAAAGCTGGAAAATAACGAAATTACAAAGGAGTGGACGGAAGATGCGGAAATACAGGCATGGCTTGATACATGGGATTATCGGCGTTTTGTTCGTGAATCGCTTATTGAATACAACCACATGAGTGGTTTTTTCGTGAAATATATTCTTGAAAAAGGCCGCCGTTTGGGCCAACACCCCGTTGTTAAGCGAATGGTTTGCCTGCATAACACGGATTGTCGACTTGAATATCCGGGAAAGTTTAAAAGCCTGGAAGATGTGGTGAATATAGTTATGGCCGATTTTGAAGCTAACCAACCGCGCGATGCGTACAAATATCCCCGTTATGATCTGACGAATCCAGGTAAACACGGCGTTTCTATCGATTACCACTCATTACGAAGTTTTGCCCACCGCATGTATAGCGTGCCGTCATTTTTGGGGACTATCCCGTGGGTTAAGCGGGCTAATGATTTGCCTGATATTATTGCATACCTTACTGAAAACATGATTGCTGCTGCTTATCACGTTCATGAACCTGCCGAATATTGGGAAGAAAAACGTAATATCCTTATTCAAATGAATCCTGAAGCGGATGAAGCTTTTATAGCCGTTCAATTAGGAAAATTACGTGATGAGTTAACTGAAACTATCGCCAAAGTATTGAGTGGGAAAAAGAACACGGGTAAATTCTTTGAAAGCATTGATTTCACGGATCCGGAAAGTGGAGAGCGCTGTGAGTGGAAGATTGAACCCATTGAAATGAACATCGACAAATTTGTGGATGCACAAACAAAGATTTCAAGATTGGCGGACAGTTCTACTACCTCTGGATTTGGGCTGAACCCGGCGTTATCGAATATTATTATTGACGGGAAAGGTGATAGCGGCAGCCAAATGATTTATGCACTGAAAATATTTTACGCGGCAGATACGCAAATAGCTGAAGATATTGTTTTTGAACCGATAAACAGGGCTTTACAACTTAATTTTCCTAATAAAAAATTAGCCATGGGCCTTTATCGCCAGGCAGTAAACAAGGAAAATAACGTGAGTGCCGGTAACCGCATGACGAATAACATTTAAAACTTATAACTATGCTATTCAACAAAGACAACAGAGGTAACGAAGAATTACGAAAGCTTACAGGAAATTATTATGCCAATAACGATTTTACCAAGGTGGAACAAGACATAATCCTGAGCGAAGAAGAGCTGGTAAAGATTATCGGACCTGGTGTATATGGACGAGCTGAATCGTATTACAAAAACAAAAATGAGGGCCTTACAGAACAACAAATAGAAGTGGAAGAAGAATTGTTGATCCGCATTCAACTTCCCATTGCTATTTATGCCACATTTATGATGTACCGGAAAAACGATCTGAGCCATGAAGGCAGCGGACGCAAATTCAAGATAGATCCCGAAAGCGAAAAACTTCCCTGGCAATGGCAGCTTGAACGCGATGATGAAGTGCAGCTTGAAAACTATTATCGGAGTATTGACCGGCTTATCGACTGGATGGATGCCAATGAAATAGCGGAATGGATAAATACGGATACCAAAAAGGAAATGGCTAAACAACTGATAAATAATGCAGCCGTTTTTGACCGGTATTATCCCATTGAGCGAAGTAGCCGTTTTTTTGTGATGATTTCTCCCTTTGTGAGGGAAGTGGAACGCAAATACATTCGCCCGGCAATGGGGAAAGAATTATATGAAAAGTATATCGGGAAAGTAACCGAACCGGAATTGACTGAAGATGAAATTGAGCTGAAAGAATGGATCCTTCCAGCTATTCCGCTGCTTACCATGAGCATTGCACTGAGGCGAATGCCGTTGGGGCTTATTCCGTTTGGGGTTGTAAGAAATTACAAGGCCGATCGACAAACGATGAACGCATCAAACCCGGCAACCATGGAAGAAATATTTGCTTTTGCACGTGACCTAGAAAAACAGGGACTTGCAGCTGTTGCCGAATTTAAAAACGAGCGATCGGCAGGGAATGTTCTTTTCCCTTTACTGCCTAATAATGATCCGGCAAATAAGTACATGAAAGTTTAAACAGATATCTACTAAAAAATAATAGAGATGCCAGTAATACCTCCAAATATAATTGATCCTATTTATAAATTCAGGCCGTGGTTGCAGGGGCTTCCAACTGTAAGTTTAAGCAGCATGTTTCCAGATTTATCTGTTGTGGATATAAGCGGATCAGTTGATTTTTCCGTGAGCACGACAGAATCGGGAATCATCCTGCAGGAGCATTATGTAACTAATGAGTTTTGGCATGCAGATATTAAAGGTTTACGCGAGATTTTGTCGATGTATTTGCAGCGAAAAAATATAAACTTGATCATTCAGGGACAAAACAACCAGCTGAGCGATGTCTTTACCTTTACTGTGAATGGTGAAGAGAAAACAAGCGAAATTATTTATTGCAGGATTAAGTCCGATATACCGGCAGAAGAATTTAAAGGAAATCTTTATCTGAATACGCAGTACCTGAAGAAAGTTACCACGGTTGGCGCCAACGAGTTTCTTACCCGGTATTTCGTGGATGCAACTAAAACCGTGGGAGTAAAAATGTATTACCGTTCGGGAGAATCTGTGGCAAGTACTGATTATGTTACGCTTATTTCCGGTGTTACTGGTTTTTATACTTTCGATGCTTCGTTTACCAGGATAAAAACGTTTTTTCCGGATATTCCGGCAGATGATTGTCTTTTTTACCGGGTGGGAACCGATACGCAAAACGTGGAATACATGATTGATCGGAGCAACTACCTAACGTTGCAACAGCTTGTTTTTATGAACGCTTTCGGCGCGGCAGAAACGTTGCAGATACGGGGTGAAATTGTTCGCCATATCGATCCCAGTTTCGATGAAGGAAAAGTAAACCGCATTTCACGCAAATGGAATCAAAAGGAAAATGAAACATTTGAGGCAAGCAGCGGGAAAATATTCCTTCGGGATGAATACGATATCTGGCGCGATATGTTTATGAGTTCTGATGTGTACCTGTATGTGAACGGCACGCCGCGAAAGATTTTTGTTACCGAAGCTAAGAACAGTATTAACCGCATTCACGGTATAAATACATCGCTAAAATTTACCTTTCGGTTTGCCGAAGAAAATGATACATGGGATTATATGCGATTTATGGAGTGGATCCTTTCGAGAGGCGTGTGGAATGACGGTGGAGTATGGATGGATAGTGGTCAATGGAATGATAATCAGGAATAAAGAAATTAAGTATGGTTGATCCGACGAGAGAAGATATTGAGTTTTTATTTCAGGAAGAAGTGTTGAGTCTACACGGAGAGTTTCTTGCTGATTTACTTCAGGATACACTTGAAGAAAAAAACATAATTTATGAAGGTGACCTCCATGATGTGCTGAATTATGAAACTTTTAAAAAAGGCACAAAACGTGGTTTACGTTTATCTTTTTTTGATTACGGAAGGTTTATCGAGATCAGAAAACACAAACGTAAGAGTAAAATGGATGTGAACACTAATCGAGATATTTGGGGAATAAAAGAAAATACCATGCAAAGAAAATCAAAGGACACTGATTGGTATAGCAGGAATGTTTACGGAAGTCTTAACCGTTTGATCGGTGTTTTGATGAATGAATTCTCTGATCAGGAAATTGCACGCCTGAAAAAAATTATTACCAACCGTATAGATTTGAAAATATGAGTTTGAAAATTGACAGGGTACAACTGGAAATTGTTATCGGGAACGATCAGGCCCGTAAACGCATGCGTGAAATTGACGAAGAAGTCCGCCAATTAAACCGTGAAATTACAAAAATGCAAAAAACAGGGGCCGATACTTCGGCTCATGAGGCACGTGTGAAAGCGCTTCGGACTGAATACGATAAATTGACCAATCAAATAGGATTGACTGGTTTATCAATGAAGGAACTTCGTAACCGACAAAAAGATTTAAATGCCATTTTAAATCAATTACCAGGAGACAGCCCTCTTTACAAGCAATATAGAAAACAACTCGATGATGTTAACAATCGACTACGTGAATTAAGGGGGAATGCTAGGCAAACAGAAAGCGCTTTAAGTAAGTTCGCTAATGGTTTTAATAAATATTTGCCAATTGTTGCAGGCTTTGTCGCCACCATCACCGGAACTGTTATGAGTTTCCGTAAAATAGCTGAAGAGATTGCACAAATGGACGACTATTATGCCGATGCCATGAAAACGACCGGAATGACACGTGACCAGATTACAAATCTGAACGAGGAATTCAAGAAGATGGATACACGGACCAGTCGGGAACAATTAAACCTGTTGGCACGTGATGCCGGAAAGCTGGGTAAGAGTAGCAAGAAAGACGTGCTTGATTTCGTGGAAGCAGGAAACCAGATTAATGTAGCTCTGGGTGAAGATCTGGGCGAAGAAGCTATACGGAACATTGGGAAAATAATTGATGTCTTTAAACTTTCCACCAAAGAAATGGAAAGAATGGACCTTAAAGGACAGATGTTGTCTGTTGGATCAGCCATTAACGAATTAGGACAAAGCAGTACGGCAAGTGAAGCCTATCTGGTTAATTTCACACAACGTTTGGGTGGTGTAGCTTCTCAAGCCGGTATTTCACTTCAAAATATTTTGGGTTACGCTTCTGCACTCGATCAATCAGGACAGGCTGTTGAAATGTCGGCAACAGCTTTGCAGAAATTCATTATGTCTATGATGGGTGATCCTGCAAAATATGCCCGTATAGCAGGTATCGAAGTAAAGAAATTTTCTGATATTCTTGCTACCGATGCGAATACAGCTATTAAAATGGTGTTACGTTCACTTAGTGAAAAAGGTGGATTTAAACAGCTTGTTCCTATATTTCAAGAAATGGGAATGGATGGTGCCAGGGCTGTTGGTGTTCTGTCCGCGCTTGCGACCAATATAGAAAAAGTGGATGAAGCGCAACGGATATCAAATGATGCTTTTGCCGAAGGCACATCGATCACCCAGGAGTATAACGTGAAGAATGAGAACATGATGGCCCGTTTGGAAAAGGCCAGAAAAGAATTTAAAGAGGCCCGCCTTGAATTGGGAGAACGTTTAAATCCCGCATTGCTGAAAAGTACCAGCATAATGACATATTTAATTAAAGTGTTGCCTGAAGTTTTTAACTGGTTAGATAAATACGGCGGCATAGTTTTCAAACTGACTGCTTTGATATTGGCTTACAACATTGGTTTAAAAGCACAAACCGTATGGACAAAACTTGCGTTGGTAGAGAAAATAAAACTTACCATTGCCAGTATCCGGGAAACGGCTTCAATGATTGCGCTAAATTTACAATATGTTGCCGGAAGTCGCAACGTTGGCCAATTCACACGTAGTATAAAAGCTCTTTGGGCAACACTTAGTTTAAATCCATGGGGAGCCGTTATTGCCGGACTTACAGCCATCGGCATTCTTGTTTATGAATTGACTACCCGTAACAAAAAGTTCACAGATCAGGCTTCGGCTATGGTAGAGATAAATAAAAAAATAGCTGAAAGTGTAGGACGTGAACGTGGTGAAGTTGAAATGTTGCTGGGCGTTGCAAGAAACGAAAGCATTTCAAAAAACGAGCGCATCAAAGCCATTAACCGTTTAAATGAAATATCTCCGGAATATTTGGGAAATTTGAGATTAGAAAATATTAATACAGATGCTGCTCGCATTGCTGTTGACAAGTATACGCAGGCAATTAAAGAAAATGCTAAACAAAAAGCGGTTGCCGATAAAGTGGGCGATCTATTCACTAAACGGTTAGAGAAAGAGACTGAAATTCTTGAACAACAGGAAAGAAAGTCAAAAGGTGGCAGCGAAATAAAAAACTTAGCCGATAGAAAAATATTTCAGATTCAACAAGAAATTAAAGCTATTGATCAACAGATTGAAACATACTCTAAACTCGGTCAGACGTTGAATTCCAATAAACAAATCAATGATGATTCATGGTTTTCTAAATCTATGCAGCTTGAGCGTGAAAAAAAAATACTTGGCGAGTTAGAAGCACAACAGGCAGCTTTGTATAATAAATCAATTCCATCGGGTGTATTGAAGGATGGCAATATTCCCTCCTGGGGAACAAGTGCCGGATTTTCCGATCAGGCTCAATTTAATTTGCTTACTCAGCGTATTGAAAAACAGCGTGAATTAGTAGCTGAGAAAGAAAAAGAACTTGAGGTTTCTAAAAAGATAGTCAATACAGACAGCGGAAAACTTGATAAAACTCTTGGAGTGACATCCGTTACGGAGATGGAAGATGATCCGGTTAAGAAACGTGAAGATGAACTGAAAGCACTCAATCAGAAAGAATTGTTGTTGCTGAAACAGAAATTGCTGGATAAGAAAATTACCGAAGAACAATATAATCAAGATTCGTTTTCGCTGGAACATGATCTACTAGTAAAACGAAAAAATCTGTATGAACAATTTGGTCTTGATTCAACAAATATTGATATTGCCATTACCGATATGCTTATCGGTGAAGTTAACCGCCGTTACAAATTTGAACAGGACGCTGCAAAAGAAAATGAAAAAGAACTGGAAGCTATTCGTAAAGATGCCGATGAAACCCGTAAAAAAGAAGATGATCAGCGGAAAAAAGACTTAGAAGATCGCAGAAGGGCATTATTGAACGATATTTCCGACGAACATACCGATCTTTTTCAAAAGCTTTTTGATTTGAATATTGAGTGGTTAACTGATTTTCTTGAAAAACACGGCGTTGCGGCTTCGCGTATTGCCGAAACTGCCGGAAATATAGTTAACGCTGCTCTTAATTTCAACAAGGCCGAAGAAATGGCCGTGGAGCGGAAGTACGATAAAATGATAAAGGCGGCCGGAAATAACAGTCAGCGGGTTCAGCAATTAGAAGAGGAGAAAGAAAAGAAGCTTCACGCCATTCGCGCCAAATATGCCGATAAACAGTTTATCATTACCGTCGCAAACGTTATTGCCAGCACCGCAGTAGCTGCCATGGAGGCTTTTAAAGCCATGGCGGGTATTCCGGTAGTCGGGCCTGTCCTCGGTGGAATTGCAGCTGCAGCCGCCCTTGCCTTTGGCGCAAGTCAGATTGCCGTTGCAAAACAACAAAGGGATGCTGCCAAAGAGGGGTATTACGATGGTGGATATACCGATAAAGGGGATGACCGGGATGAAGCTGGTGTTGTTCACAAGAACGAGTTCGTAAATACTGCCGAAGCCGTTAGAAATCCACACGTGAAAAAGTTTCTGGATGTTTTCGATGTAGCCCAAAAAGACGGTAGTATCCGTATGTTGAATACTACACAAATTTTGGAACGTGCACGCTTGGGTGTTTCGGATCAGTTAAGAGCTGTGTCGCCTGGTTCATATCGGAAGGCTGATGATCAGGTAAACGTAATATTAAATCGTTTAACGGCTAGTGTTGATCGTTTTACTGAAAAACTGGATGAACCAATTGAATCCTTTACTGTAATTAGTGGGCCGCGAGGATCACGAAAACGAAACGAAATGTATGATAAGATCATGAGAAACGCCCGACTTTAGGGCGTTTTTTTGTTGTCCTTTTTTTTCCAAATCCGAGCGGGTAATTTTGGTGGAAAAATTATCGAACTATGAACGATATTATTGACCCGGCCACAAAAACAGCTGAAAGTGCGCTTCGAACCGCAGAAAGCATAGCCAATTACGGTGCTTTAGTTGTAATTACAGCATTCGCAATTATTTTATGCACAATTATGATTATCTACTTTTTTGTTTCCCATCGTCGAATGACGAAGAACATGGAAAAGCAAAATCAGCTAAACAACTCAGCGCTCTCCATGACATTGAAACGACTCGAAGATTATTTGCAACCGGTGTCTGAAAATGCTCGATTGAGTACATTAACCGCTTTATACGCCATAGCCGAGAATAACTTCAAATTGAGTATTGAAAATGTAATTCAGATCATTGAGCGAATTCAGTCTGAAAATCACATTGAGAATGAGACGGCAACTCGCCGTAAATTACGGATGTTCATTTCAAACTTACACAACGACAGAAGGCTTTATTTTTCCAATTTCACATATAGTGGGCACTCTGTAGATTATTATACAGACATAACTTGGATTGATATAATTACTGACACTGCTTTCCCTGAAATTTATGATAAAAACAAAAGTCGCACACGAACAAATATAAGAGCTGCTTACGATACTATTTTTATTGAATTCAAAAATAATTTGTTGACAAAATGATTAAACTGTTGTTAGTCCGTATTTTCAAAGGCGAAAAATACACCATCGGTAAACTCTATGTAGATGGAAAATATTTTTGTGACACCTTGGAAGACAAGGTGAGAGATCTGCCTATAGAAAAAAAAGTAATGCATGAAACTGCTATTCCTGGCGGAAAGTATGAAGTGCGTATTACCTATTCTCCCAAATTCAAACGTAATCTGCCATTGCTGCTTGGAGTTCCCTACTTCACCGGTATCCGTATTCATCGGGGCAATACCCCGGGTAACACTTCCGGGTGCATTCTGGTTGGCGAAAACAAAGTAAAAGGAATGGTTATGAATTCAACACATTACGAAGAATATTTGGTAAAATTATTAAGTGGTAAAAAAACTGAAATAGAAATCATATGAAGAATGGATACAAGAATAAAAATGTATTTGTGCTTGTTATTGGCTGCTTTTGTTTCGCTATTATACTTGGCGGCTGTAAGACAAAGAGAAATATTGTTGAATCAGAAAGCAAGCAGGCAACTTCGAATACATACGCAGCGAAAACAGACACATCAAGTACGGTTATCAAGACTGAGACAAATATGGATGAAACGATCAGCGTACAGGAAACAACAGATCGCGAAACAATTCATCTCGACAGCATTGGACGAGTACGAACGATTGTCAGAGAAAGTATATCGTCGCAAACCGGGACTGGACGGACTTATCGAGGACAGGGATCTGTTGTTTCCGTAAATGGATTGGAGACGATTACGGTAAGCAATAAAGATTCGGTAATTGAACGATCCGTTACCGATAAATCCATAACTGACACACGTCCCGTACAAGGCTTTGAAATGTTTTGGATTATGTTGGTTATTGGCTGTTTGCTGTTAACTGTTGGATTTATTATGTATAAACGATTCAAACGCTGATAAGTGGGTAAATTCATAAACATACCTGAGTACTGGGAAGAAATTAAACAAAACGATTTCGAATACCTGTTAAAGTTGGTTTACAATTCGGAGCCAGATAAGATTACCATTAACGATGTGCTTAAGAAATTTGCCGACCGGTTACTGGGTGAAAAGCAGTTCTTCACACTCGATAAAAGGACTCAATATTTTAAGTTGGTTACCGAAGTTGCAGAAAAATTGGAATGGATCTTCGTCAGGGATGTTGACGGAAATTATCAATTTGCATTTGAGACAACAGAAAATCTGATTCCGGATATTGATGGATACAAAGGCCCGCAACCACACGGTAATGATCTTACATTTGGCGAATACAGGCTTGCCGTTGATCTAATGAACAAGTACACCACAGAACGCGAAAACTTTTATCTCGACGCTCTTTGCGGCGTTCTGTACCGTAAGCCGACAAAAGGATGGTGCAATCCGGGGTTTGACGGCAATTACCGGGAGAAATTTAATAAACACCAGGTGCAACACTACGCTGAAAACATGAAAAAAGTACCTGAATACCTGAAATGGGGCATTTACGTCTGGTTTGCGAACTTTAATCGATACTTGATTGAAGGGGGTGAGTTTATTATGGACGGTAATACCGTTTCATTTGAATCACTGTTTGAGCGATCTGCTATAGACGAAGACACAAAGCCTGTTACTAACATCGGGCTAATGAGTATTGTATTCACATTGGCAGATACGGGAACTTTTGGAAATGCTGATAAAACGGATGACACTATGTTGTTTCCAATATTATTGAAACTGTTGCACGATAAAAACGCCGTCGACCGGCTTAAGAAAAATGATAGAAATTAAATCTCTTAAAATTCTTTTCAGTGAAGTGGCTACAGAAGTGAATGCCGAATTATCTGCAGACTCGAAACGATTCAGTATCCAAAGGGTAATTGTATCGCCTACCGAAAAGCACTTGGTGAAAAAACTGGGTGATAAGCCTGGTGTTTCTCTGGCATTTAAAATGCCATCAATCGATTCAGTGATCATGGATAGCGACAATTACAGCGAGGACAACAAAATGTTGTTTTATGTGATCGAGAAAATTGATCCCGGACAATTCACGGATGAACAGGAGCTGGATCATTATAACGCAATGCAGCGACTTACTTCACTATTAAAAATGCGTTTGATGAACAGGCTGATGGGTAGAGATTTCTGTAACGAAGATACTGAATTGGCAAAAGCTTTCCATACTGAATTCGAATTTCAGGAGTTTGGTGGCTGGAACGGATTAAGCGTGAGTTTTGACATCAAGGATTTTAATTTATGACTGAACTTTGGGTAAATGACGAGCAAGTGACACTTCCCGAAAATTTCACAACTGAAGTTATTGAGGGAAACCCGTTTGTAAATCCCATCGGCGAAACATCGCTTGATGTGGATGTCTCGTTATTGGAGCCATCAAACGCATATATATTCGGCTATCTTCAGCGTGCTAATTCAACTATGGATGTTGCTTCAAGCCTTCCGTGCAGGTTGCACATTGATGTGTCGGTAAAATACGGTAGATGCGTTATTCTGGAGTTCTCGGATGAATCGGTAAAACTGCAATTACTTTTTAAAAACAGTATATTTTCACATGCTATCGATGAAAAACGCAAACTGAGAGAGTTAAACCTGGGAACAGCGGCTATTGATAAACAGAACATCGTTGCCAATTTAGACAAAACTTATCCGGAAGTTGATTTTCAACTACTGATGGCTTATGATGCCGAACTGACAATCCCGTTCTTTTTTGAATTGTCTTACGGTGATCTTATTAACCGATACACGTATGTGTTGGATGGAACAAATTTAAAATTGACGTATGGATTAGATGGAAATCCGGTGAATACATCGGGGATGTTCGGAATAGGCAATCTAACTCTTGCTATGGAAGATTATCGACCACAACCGTATTTATCTGCCATCATTAAAAAGGTTATCGAAGCGCTTGGCTTTACTTTAGGCGTCAATGATATTGCGAATCATCCGGTTTATAAATATTGCTATATCGTTAATAATTCCACTTCGTTGAAATTTGCCGATATGCTTCCTGACTGGACGGTGAGGTATTTTATTGAGCAAATTCAGATATGGCAAAACTGCCGATTTATTTTTAACGATGTTACCCGAGTTGTAAATGTAGTTTACAATCATACGAATTATGAAAATCCTATTATCACTGAACTGGAAGTTTTAGACGACTTTACGGGCGAACCAGAAACCATGGACCCCGTGATGAACAGGGAGAGAAATATCGATTATAATTTGCCGGATACGGATTTATACAAGTATGCTAAAATAAATGATATCGTTCGCACGTCATTCAGTTCTGTAGGTGTAAGCGGGGCCTCACTACAAAATATTTTAACGGCCATAAAAAGTACCGGGGTAGATTCTAAGTTTTACTATGCCGATTCCGAAGCGATAAGCTTTCACCTTTTATTCATAAAAAAAGATGGAAATCCACTCATAGTGAATGATTATCCAGCACTCATAAACAGAAGTGTAAACCGTGATATAGATGAGTTCCTTGATATTATTCCTGCCGAAATGCAGTTGAAGAAATTTTATATCCGCACCCGGACGAGCAATAATATGGACAGTTATATTTATGTAATGGTTCCCGTAGTGAGAAATACAATTTACAATGAAGTTTTCTTGAACGATAATAAAGTAGAGTTTACTGTTGAACAAGCTGTTCAGGATCCTTCGCTGGTTTCGAAAGAAACAACCACATCAAACGTCATGCAGATCGCTTTGTATGCAGGGAATAAACAAACTGTATTGCGCGGGCTTTCAATATCGCAAACCTTTGACGGAATGCCCGAACCGTTTACACGGTCGATATCGGGTGTTCATCCCGAAGGTGATAACTATCATACGTTGCTGGCGACAGTGCCCGAAGGGTTGAATCCTTTGTCGTTACAATACCTGAATGATGAAATATACCTGAAGGAACCGGATATTGATACGACGAAGAAATATAGATTCCGTTTTTTTAGACCCATGAAAAAATTAGATATCACCAACATTTTTCTTATTCACGGAGAATATTATATCGCTTACCAGTTTGAAAAAACAATTGACTCCAATGGTATGGGTGACGTTTTTGAGGGTGAATTTTTCAAAGTAAGATCATTAAATAACTAAATACTTAAAAATATGGCTTTAGAATTAGAACAAATACAACCTTGGGACGGACAGAGCGGAACCGGTGCGGAGGTTCGTGGTGCATTAAATAGGAATTTTGAGAAACTTAAGGATCTCTCTATACTTGCTGGGATGCCCATAAAAGATTTATTTACTTCTGTTGATCTACTTCCACGCCCTGGAATTTCCGGCAATAATTATTTAGTTGGTGAAAACCTATATGTTTGGTCTGAATCAGTACTTGATTATGTTGATATAGGGTCTGTTAAAGGTCAAGATGGCCTAGATGGTATTGATGGAAAAGACAGCAAACAAGTAACTACCGTTGCCTATGACGGTACGCGCCCAGTTCTTCGTTTATTAACCGACGGATCCGGCGTGTCTTATCCAGTTCCCACTTTTTCAAAATCTGACGGTTCAACTACAACAATAATAACAGAAGCTGCTACCTATACAAATGCAGAGGCATTAAGTAGCAAGGTAGATAAAGGAGGTAGCGACAAAACATTGAAGCAGGTTGAAGACGAAATAGTTCAATTAGCGGGCGATGTTAGCCTTAATA